TCGTTTGCCATCTTTTTGTTTGTTTAGGTAGGTAGTTAATTTAACTACGTTTATAACTTTAGGTTTATATGTATCTTTCATTATAGTACCCAGTTTGAAGAGTTAGTATCTTTGTCTGGATAAATATCCGTTTCTGTGTTGTTATTATACTCTGGAAATTTATTAGAATTGAAACAGATATAATCTATAAATCTTCTTGTATAATATTCTGCAAAATCTCTTTGTTTCTTAGTTAGAAAATCTATCTCATCTTTACTAACAGTTTCAGAGTTTTCAGAATTGTGTTTAAATACACCACCGTTTTTAATTTGATACGCTGCAAATGGTAAATAGTCCATCATTGCGTAATGAATTAACATCGGTTGCAAATAATCAGTAACCAAAGACAAATAATCACCCGTTAAAGTTCCTGCTATTATATCAGCAGATATTTTATCGTATAATTTAGAACCTAAATAGTTTTGAATATGTATTTCTTGACTGATTTTGATAAATTGTATAAACTTATCCGTGTCAACGTTACCGTCTAATATGCTATTTTTAACTAAGTCTGTTCTTGAAATAAAAAGTGCTGTCATTTCTAAATGAATTTTAAATTATAAATATTTTCTATTTTACCATTAACCATTTGTGAAATATATGATTGTGATAAACTCAAATCTCTTGCACAAGCACTTAAACTAATATATTTTTTATTATTAATTTCACAGTAAACACTTTTACTTCTTTTTTTTATAGCTTCTACTGGAGTAAAACCTTTCATTCTTTTTTTTATTCTCTCAACTTCTTCTAGGGAATGTTTTTTACCTGTAAAAGATTTAACACCCCTTGTAACACCTATTATATTTAAACCGCTATTAATTGAATTATAAAAATCAATATAAAATTGCTCCATCCTGTCTTTTTCGTAAGATTTGTCACTTAAAAAAATAATTTCAAATTTATGATTATCCATTCCGTATTTTCTAAAAGAAGAATATAGTTTATTTATAATCTTATTAAAAGAATATCTATGTTCTGTTTTTCTTCTATTAAAATCAGAAGTTTGACCCACATAAATTCTACCACTAGGACTCGTAAATTTATAAACACCTGATTTATTTGCCATTTATCTCTTTTTATTATTTTGATGGATATGCTCCACCATTAGGCATATCTTTAGGAGCTATTTTTGACTCTCTATTACCGTTTGGTTTAGGTTTATAAGTACTTGGTATTGAATCAGTTTCATCGTATTTAGATATTTGATTAGCCCCTTTTTCAGTTTTCTTTTTTAATCGATACAACTGCTCACTCCAAAAATGCCCACATTGTTTACCGCCTTTATATTTAAACAAATCGTATGAAGCACCTTTATGACCAAACTTTTTATTAACACCATCTCTACTAGCCTTATCAATGTCTTCTAATCTATAAACAACACCTTTAGCTGTTCTTTGCATCATAGTTTTACAGAAATCTCTTGAATCTCCGCTACTATATTTTTCTTTATATTCGTATCTAACTTTATAAAAAGATTTATCTAAATAACTAAACCCGTTTGGCTTACTTGTTATTACTGCTGCTAATTTTTGTACAATAGATAATTTTTCTTTTATTTTATGTTTAGCCCAATCTTCTATGCTTTCGTTTTCTTCGTTGTATTCTCTTGAATCTACTAATTCCCACTCATCAGAAACTTGTTCTCCATCTAAAGAATTAAGCATTTCCTCATCGTTAAAATTAGAATCTTGCTTACTCATTTTTACACCCGTTTCTTCTTCTCTTGTTTCTTGGTCTTTTACATTCTCTAAGTCTGTAAATTCTAAAGGTTGTAACGTCTTAAAGTATAGTTTTAAAGAGATATTATTAACCGCAAGTATTTGTGTATAGCCATCGATTAAAAGTTCTTGAAATGGTCTTATAACGGTGTTATCCATTAAGATAGTAGCAGTTTTTAATTCTTCTGCATTGTTACCTAATCCAGTTGAATCTTTAATTCCCATTAACATAGGAGAAATAACTCTATGTCCTACCATTATTTTTCTCTGAGCTTCTTCAGCTAAGAATTGATATTGTTGTGGCGCATCGCTTAATTGAACTGGTGTAATATCCGCAGCACTTTCTTTATTATCATTAAATGCTAAGATAAACTTACCACTATTTGATGAGCCACTAAATTTTGATTTTATTTTATTTTCTGTAAGCGTTTGAGTTGCTTCGTCTGGAACTCCGTTATTAAAGTTAATTAACATACTTGGCGCCATAGAATTTTGCACATTATTAATATGATAATTCGACACTTCTTCTTCAAGCTCACAGTATTGTAAAGAACCTTGATAGTCGCAAGTAGAATAGTAAAACATACCAGCTTTATAAGGCTTGATATACATTATTTCAATATCATAATGTCCGTTAGGTTTAGAGTTAAAAGCGGGTATTCTTAAAGGCTCATCACTTGGTTTTATATTAACCCAATCTGGATGGTAAAAATATGCTTTTACTTTATCATCATCTTCACCACATTTTTCTGCTCTTAAAGTTTCAATAGGAAAATGAGTAACTTTTTCTACTTTTGTACCATTGTTTGAAAATACTACTTGTATTGCAGTTTGTCCTGTCAATTTTAAATCATAACAATTTTTACGAACATCATCTTTCTTTAATAAAGAAATCATTCTTGCGTAAGATTCGGGATTTTTAGATGAGTTTAAGGCATCTAATCCTTTTCCAAATATCATTTGACTAATACCGTTAATCGCTGCGTTATTTGTTGCGCTTCCGTTATATCTATCTATAATGTATTGAAAGTAATTATTATCCGCTCCAAATCCTACCCACTCATTAGTTGAAGATTCTACAACTTTTGGAGATGTGTAACTTGATAAATTAACAATACTTACTGCTGATTTATTAGTACTTTGTTTAACTGGATTTCTGTATTTATTTATGTGTTTACTCATAATATTATAAAATCGTTATTTCCACTCTTTGCAATATATTCGTCTTTATTAACTGTATATTGTTCGTTATTTAATTGACTTGTAGATTGTGCAGTACAAAATATTTTATCTCTATAAATTATATCTAATTCAGATACAACACCTTGACCGTTATAAACTTTTAAATCGTAAAAATGTCCTTCTACTAAATCAAAAACACTTGATAACTGTATGTAATTACCACTCTTAACACCCGTAACCAACAAAGTATTTACTTCGTTTGTACTGTCATCTCTTAATTTCAAAGTAACAGACGTAGAATAAACTCTTGGAATGATGTTTATAATTTGAGTTGTGTTTATAGGTAATAAATGCTTCATAATTATATAATAACAAAAAGCACAATATTTATAATTTTAACACAAAAAAAAAGGGTAACCAATTAAGATTACCCTTTTAATAAATTTAATTATACTATGCGTTTGGGTCAATTTCCACAGCACTTACATTTGCAGTAATAACCGCAGGTACTACAAAATAAGCTGGAGCAGTTTCCTGTCCTTCTAAAGTTAATGTAAAACCACTTAAATCTCCCATAGCAGCACCACTTACAATAGTACCACCAGTTACTTCTGCACCATTCTTTAAACCAACTAAAAAGAAATTCCCATTATAATCTTCAATTGCTACGTGAGGTCTTGAAACAGATAATATTTTAATTTCTTCTTGTGTTGCCTTATCTAAAATAGGCAAAGTAACATTTAATGTTTGTGTGTAAAAAGTAGTTCCGTTTTCTCTTGAAGAATTAATTGTATTTTCTAAAGATGAATTACCTTTTATTTCGTATTTAAACCATTCAGTAGTAACCCCAGCCAAAGCTGTAATTTCTCCTGCCACTATTGTTGCTTCACCTAAAGTTCCGTAATCAGCAAAGTAAATAGCTTTTAAACCACCTACGCTAGATTTACAACCAAGACTTCTACCAGTTGTTAATAAACAAGCCATATTTTTATATTTTTTTAGTTATAAAAAAAGGGTAAGTAGAAAACTACCTACCCTTCATTTCATTATTATTAATTAATTTTATAGTGCTAAACCGTAAGAAACGATGTCTTCAACAACTGCGTATTGTACTGCTGCAGTGTATCTGGCAATAAATCTCACATTCTGACTTCCGTCAATGTCTGCCATATCTAAAACTTTGATTTCGTTATGGTCTGCTAATAAACCAGTTCCAAAAAATAAGTTAGATTTAGTAGTTGCAATCATTCTGTTAGATGGTAAACCATTTACAGCAACAACTTTAATTCCATCAAACATTGTAACGTTAATGTCTTGGTTGTTACCTTGACCGTTTACACCATTTGCTCCAGTCCCTTGACTTTGAAATCCACCTAATGCTCTTTTATAACTTCTAAATACGTTATTTGCAACGTAAACATATAATCCTTCATCTTGTAGTAATTGTTCTGGAATTGCATCTACAACATCTCCTAAAGCTTCAAGTACATTAGCAGGAGTTACCGCAGCACCTACAATTTTCTTAGAACCTGTGTGACCAGCATCTGCTAATAATAAAGTTTGGTAGCCGTCAAAAGAACCTGCACCAGCAGTTCCACCCCAAATGTCTAACTCAGTTTTAGCTGCAATCTTAGCAGATAATTGACCGATAAAGAAATCAGAGAAATTTTTAGGTAAGTTGTCGTGAGCAGAAAAGCCCATAGATACCGCTTCCCAGTCTGATTGGAAAGGAGTTTTACATAACTCTAAATTTACTTGTAAAGATTTAGGTTCGATAATTTTTTCAGTTAAAGTAACTGTTGAAGTGTCAGAGAAATCACAAGATGCGTTAGCAACGATTGAGTCAATTTCTAATCTTTTTAAAACTTCTTTAAATTTAATGTTAGGTTTAACCTCGATTAATCCGTTTGCAATTGTGTTTCCGCTTAAAAGCATTGCCGACACGTATTTGCCTGCGAAACTGAGTTAGACATTTG